ATGGTGACGATGATGAGGATAGGTGATACCATGATTATTCCTTTCTAACCAGGAGTAATCGTGGACACTGATTTCGTCAAAATCGTCAATCTTGCTATCCGAGTCTTGTCAGAGAGGCTCATCACGTTGCTAGCGCTGCTCACTTCGTTTGCGCTAGGGTGCTGGACGATGTGGGGGCCGATGTGGGAGCGGGTGGTCACGCTAGGCATTTTTGTTGTTTTCGCGTATCTTATTGTTTACTCTAAAGAAAGGAGCCGCCGTGAAGATAGTTCCGATGGTCAAGAGCGTAGTAACGGTTAGCAGCGTCAGCAGTAACTACATGGGTGGCAAGCCCATGTCTGCTCCTGGCGAGTTCAAGCCGGGCACTTGCACGCAAGGTTTCACGCCTGTGTTTAACTTCTCGGGCAAGCCTAACGATTACTTCAACCGCAAGCAGTCCCCGACCAGCGGTGGCGGCAAGAAGGTGTACTGATGGCTAACAACATTGCCTTTCAACCGATGGGCAACTGCGTGGTTGCTACCGCTGCTACTGCCAATACGCAGGGCAATGTTGTAACCATCAATGCCGTGAGCCCGTCTAACCAGTACTTTGTCAGCAACCCTGACAAGAACGATCCTGTGTTTGTGGCTTACGGGGAGACTGCCAATATCACGGCAACCATCCCTGACGGCAACAGTGCGCCAGTGGTGGCCATTCCTCCGTATACCGGCAAGGTGTTTACCGGGCCGCAGTGCAGCCCCACCAAGACGGTCTATGTGCGGATCATTGCGCCCCACAACAATGCCAAGCTCTACATCACACCAGGGGAAGGCTTGTGAGATATGAGCGAGGAAACATTGGAAACGAGGTTTGCCGTGCATGAGGCGGTGTGCTCTCAGCGATATGAGGCAATAGAAAAAAGGCTAGAAGAAGGCAGCAAGCGCATGACGCGCATAGAGCATTTGCTCTACATCACCATTGCCGCCGTCTTTCTTGGCCCAGGCGTTGCCGCCATCTTTCTTAAGAGATTCTTAGGGATGTGACATGGACGAGGTAAAGCCTGTTGGGGAAACGGCCAAAGAAGTAGCCGGTAAATCAATAGGCCGCTTTGGCCTCTTCTATATCACGCTGATCGTCTTGATCGGCGTTGGCTCGTCCTACTTCCTATCTGACTCTGCCATCACTGCGGTGATGACAATGATTGGTGGTGCACTCGTGGCCCTCATCAACATGATGAACGGCATTGCAGGCACGGCAGAGAAGCAAGAGAAGCCTGAGTTCAAGGTCATCCAGACCCTGATAGAGAAGCTAGACCGGCTGGACAAGCCTGAGCAGCCCATGCGTGTGACGGTACAGGGCGACAAGGTAACCGTTACCAAGGGCGAAGACAGCGTAACAGCGGCAAGGGAGTAACCATGCTCGACATTCTCGGCGGTGGCCTACTAGGCTCTATCTTTGGTGGCCTGTTCCGTCTGGCCCCAGAGGTTCTGAAGTGGTTAGACAAGAAGAATGAGCGTGCTCACGAGCTGTCTATGTTCACGCTGCAGACTGACCTGGAGAAGATGCGCGGTCAGTTCAAGATGGAAGAGAAGTATGTTGACTACTCCGTCAACCAGCTCGACGCCATCAAAGAAGCATTCAAGGAGCAAGCCACGACGGCCAAGGAGGCTGGCTGGTTTGTTGCCGCAGTCTCTGCCCTGGTGCGTCCTGGCATTACCTGGGCTCTGTTCTTCATGTACGCCACCGTCAAGGCTGCTGCGCTGGTCATGGCCTTTCAGACGGGTGGGCACTGGACAGAGGTGGTAACCAAGGTCTGGGATGCTGACGACTTTGCCATGCTCAATATGTGTCTGACCTTCTGGTTTGTCGGGCGCAGCATAGAGAAGTACCAGAAGTGATCTCAGATGCTATCCAGCTCTGTGCAAACGTCTTTGTCAAACCTTTCGAGGGTTATGCAAGACGTTTACCGAATGGTGATTGCACTGCCTATCCTGATCCTGGTACTGGCGCTGATCCTTGGACTATTGGTTGGGGGTCTACTGGAAGAGATATACAGCCGGGTACGGTATGGACGGTGGAAAGGGCGCAGACTGCCCTTGAAGAACACCTCCTACATTTCTCGGCAGGATTGCTGAAGATGTCTCCCGGTCTGGCTGCAGAGCCGGACAAGCGGTTTGCTGCCGTGCTGAGTTGGGTGTACAACTGTGGACTAGGTAACTACCGTATCAGCACCTTCAAGAAGCGGATAGATGCTGGTGACTGGGAAGGCGCACGGGAAGAGTGCGTGAAGTGGAACAAGGCTGCAGGCCGGGTATTGCTAGGTCTGACCAGGCGCAGAGTTGCGGAGGCTGCATTCATATGAGCAAAGACAACCCAAGTCTGAGCGTCGGCAGAGGCGAGAAGTTGCCGGTATCTCAGGGTGCAGGCTTGACAGCCAAGGGCAGAGCCAAGTACAACCGTGAGACAGGCAGCAACCTCAAAGCTCCTGCTCCCAACCCGCGCACCAAGAAAGACGCTGCGCGGAAGAAATCCTTTTGTGCGAGAATGGCACCCATTGCAAAATCAAGCCCAAGGGGAAGCCGTGCACGAGCAAGTATGCAAAGGTGGAAGTGCCGTTGAGATTTGGCGTGACATAAAGGGATACGAGGGGTTTTACCAAGTAAGCACCTTAGGAAATGTCATGTCAGTCGCTAGAGTGCGCAAGACCAAGGGTGGTGGCGTTACGCAGATGAAAGAACGCCTTATGACGCTCACTGCCAAAAAAAATGGGTATCGCACAAAACCATACATTGAGGTTAAGCTGCGAAGAAATCAATCAAGAGACATCAAAAGCAAATCGTTTCTTGTCCATAGGTTGGTCGCAGAAGCCTTCATAAAGACCCTGGAAAAGGGCGATCAAGTTGACCACATCAACGGGATACATGCCGACAATCGTGTTGAAAACTTGCGTGTAATGACGTATATAGAACACGCAAAAATTCATCCAACCATTGTCAATCCAGGCCCAAGAGACGCTTTTGGCAGATTTTCTAAGCCAGTATAAGGAGATGGAAATGCCGATGACCCCACCCGAGAAGCGCGGCCTGTACTACAACATCAACAAGCGCAGAGCTGCTGGCCTGCCTCCTAAGAGGCCCGGACAGGAGGGTTACCCCACCCGTCAGGCTTTTATCGACAGCAAGAAGACGGCCAGGATGGCACGCTCCCACAAGCGTTAAGGCGCAGGGATGAGCCCACCTTCAAAGAGGTAGGTTCCGAAGTGCCCTAGCTGCACCCAGGGTGCGGCCCAAACGTCAATCTTGGCCTCACGCGCCAGCTTGCAGAAGGCATAGTCCTCTGACAGCAGGCGCTGTGACTCTTTCTCTATGAACACTGGGAAGTATTCGTAGATGAGGTCTTGCGGCTTGATAGTGCCGCCCAGGTCACCCACGTCATTGCGGTAGGTGTTGACCTTCTTCTTGAGCTTTTCAAAGACTTCGCGCTTGATAAGCATGAAGCCGGTGCCACCGTTCCAGATACGCAGTGGCTTGTCTACGGGGACGGTGACGGCTCCTTGGTGATCTACGAGGTTGACTACGAGAGAGCCGGTGTAGCGGGTGAGTTCGTGAGCTGGCACGCCTTGCTTGACGGCCCAGTCCACGCCTGCCCAGTTGATTTCCTTCTTGGGGTAGATGCCGCAGATGATGTCCTTGTCGGCCTGCACGAGGCTGACCACATCGTGTGGGTTGAACCGGATGTCTGCGTCTATAAACATCAGGTGGGTAGCTTCTGGCTTCATCATGAAGCCGTGAGCCAGTGCGTTGCGTGCTCGCTGGATGAGGCTTTCGTTGAACATGAAGGAGAAGGACACGTCCATCTCTGCGTTGCGGAAGATGGTGCCCATCTGCAGCATGGACTGGGTGTAGAAGCCTGTGCACATGCCACCGTACATAGGTGTGGCAATGAAGAGTTTCTTGGGTCTTCCCATGATGATTCCTTTGCTGGTTAGAAGTAGCAGACTGTCAGCAACACGGGTCTGCCAGCCATGTCCTAACCAGCCGGTGGAGTGCCGGACTGATCCTGCTGACTGGATGCTTGGTTGAAGCCGTCTTCAAACCCAAGCCGGTAGGCGAGGTTCCAGATGTCCTGTAGGCTCATGTTGAGGAGCTCTACGAGATGTCCTCTATCCTCAGAACATAGCGGCCTTTGCTGTTCTTGCGCCATCCATGCACCTCTATACGGATGCCTGCGTCACGCACAGCGGCCACAGTCTCAGACTCTTGTATCTTCTTGATACGCTCTGATACCGCAGATGCTGTCACCTGCACAGCCAAAACTTCATTCTTGCGGATAGCCAGTAGATCACACCATCCCCACAAGTCCTGACGTATCCGGGCGTGTGGGTTCCAGCGTTCTACGATAGCCACCATGTAGCCCTGCTCACGCAAGTAAGCAAGGCTGCGCTGTGTAGGCGACAGACTAGCGGCCATCAGAAGGGCACGTCATTGTCATCAATGTTGCGCCGGTACTTGGGTGGTACTTCTTTAGGGATGTCGGCTTCTTCGTTACGCTCAAACTCTTTCTTCTTGCTGAAGTTGTCCTCGGCCAGTGACAGCAGGGGATAGCCACGAGAGGTAGGCCGCTCCCAGCAGGCTATCTTGAGCTTCTCTCCGGCCTTGTAGTCCATCTCTAGGATGAGGTAGCCCTTGTATTTGGGCTTTTTATTGTCCGGGGTTGAACCCTCTTCGTAGTACATGACGCCCTTGCCGGGACGTTCTTGGTGCTGGTTCATGTCTTGCCTTTCACTAGGTGGTAGCGAGCAAACTCTTTCTCGCCTTGTTTAACAGTCTCTGTGTAGATGTTGTATCCCTGCTTGCGTAGCTCATCTATCCTGGCTGC